GTATATGTTCCACCGGGGTGGCTAATACTTTAGACAGGAAAACCATTCTTAGACGGAGATCATATCGTATGCGTGCTGCCCACGTGGAAGTTCCATGTGGACGCAGCAACACTGGACTAGGCGATGTCTCGCCTAGCTATCAGTACAGGCCAAAGAGCTTCATGAAGCCCCTTGTGCAGGTAACGGGCTCGCTGTGATTAGATCGCTGCGATGACCGAGCACGGATTGCCGGAATACTTCCCGGGAGTCTCGTGTAGTTGACATTTGGTGTTTCACCAATTGTCGGTCTTACGAACATTTCACGGAAAGTGAAGTCTTCGCAAGCTTCGGAGATGCGCCGTTTCTCGGCGTCTCTTCTTGCTCTTAAATGCTCCCTATCGCGAGTATCTAGGAGGTGGGATATTCTTGGGTCACTTAGACGTAAGATATTCCGTTGCTGAGCGTGAACGGGCTCAGCCAATTGGTTCGTTATGGAGTAGCTCTCTGTAACGCCCAATACCACTCTCCAATCTAATTGTAGATTGTGAGGGTTGTACAGCGGTCTGACCGCTGGCACTGGTAGTTCACCCGGATCCGGGGGAATCTCCTGAGTAGGCTTCTTTTCAGACTCTTTGTCTTTCTTGAACCTATTTCCCGCTCTGTATTCTGCAAAAACTGCATTTACAGTCGGAGTAGCCGCCAGGTTAAGGTCACTTGAACCTGCGGTACTTACGGTACGAGGGAGTAAATCCAACTTGTCCGTTTTTGGCGAGAATACTTTCCGAATGGAATGCATTACATCGCTGCCGGCATTTCCGAAGACTTTGTCTACGAATGCTGGCTTGGAGAGATTTTCTCCAGTGATACGCACTAGGATATTTACCAAGTGTAGTACCGGTTTCGTGAGAGGGTCACCCATGAGTACCCCCTTCCGAAGCATAACCTGGCGCGGAGAAGTGAATGGACTCTCCTCGTACCAGGGTTCGCCGATCAGGGACATTGGTCCTTGAGCTTCGAACACAATCGGGCGCGGCTGATAGCACGTCGCATTCACGATTGTCTGAAGGATTGGTGGGATTCCACACCTCCCCATCCAGTACTTTGATATCGCGCGGGCAACCTCGTGATTCATAGCATCTGTCGCATTCTCGTAGTCAGTCGAGGATAGAAACAGGTCTCGGAAGGTAGTAGTAAGTAACTTCTCGCCGTCCGAATTGGTTTTAACGCTCTCAGACAGAGGGTTAAAACTCACTTCCTTTCCAGAGTCCGTGAAGGACTTCTTGAAGGATTGCCAAGCGTGTGAGGACTTCCCCATTCCGCTTGTCGAAGATTCTATCTTGGTCAGTGGCCAAGAACAGATCTTGTTGACTACGTCCAGCACTATCTTCAGTGCGGCCATAGCCTTGGTAACCGTGCGG